GTAGGGTCTACATTAATAGGAAATTTGTTGTTACCAAATAGTACATCTACTATCTGTCCATAAGCGGCTAATGTTTTAGTTTTAGTTACCTTAACGAATACACGAGAGCGTTCAGCTTCAGTAAACTGTACATCAGGATTGTATAAGCCTCTATAGTTACGATAGGCTTTCATCCATCTGTCTTCGTCTACACGTCTTGCATCTTCTGCTCTAGAAAAGCGTTCGTTAATAAAACCTATAATGTTACCTACAGAAGGATCTGAATCGTACTCACCATCCTTTACATCTTCAATATAAGATGATTCTGCAGATTCAATGTTTTCTTCGTAGTCTTCGTCAAAGTCTATAGGGTTCATACTCAATATCCAAATGTTGGGTCAGACGCTTGAAAGCCTGATCTTGATGTTGCAGGGTCATAGTCAAAAATAGAACTGCGTGGGCGTGTCATTATACCGTAACGTAAAGCATCATATAGGTGATCTTCGGCATGTGTATCAACGTCTTCTGGGTTTCGTTTATCTAAAGGTATACTAGGTAGTTGAGCCACTAGGTTAGTACAATTATTAAATATAACTAATCTAGGCTGTTCTGTAAACTCGTCTACTTGTAGTCTCCTGTGTACTTCGTTCTTACCGGCGATACGTGAACCTTTTGATCTATCTGAGGGTCGCCATCTGCAACCTTTCATTATCATCTGTTCCGCAAGGCTAGGCCCTGTATCACCTCGCTTGTGCCATAAAGAGGAATCTAGTACACCATATCTTATAGTACCATCTTCTGACTCGGCATCTAAAATCATATCAGCCAAATCTGTAGCTGTAACTTTAGAGCAATACATCTCTCTATATACAATTAACTGTTCGTCTGGAGCTACAGCAAACCATATAACTCCTGTATAACTTCCGTAGCCATAATCACAGGCTCTAAACTTAGCCCATCCATTAGGTATATTGTAAGGTTCAACTACATGTATCTTACGATTAAACTCAGGGAAAGCCGCACCTTCGTTAATGTCCCAGTCACCCTCTAGTAACTGCTTGCGTTGGTGCTCTGGTAAAGACAGAAGCATTGCTTCGTAGTCGCCACCATCAGCTAAGTAAGGATTGTCAAACAAACTAGCAGGTATAAACTTGCGTTTGAATAACGGTTCGCCTTCTCTACTGTGACCTTTAGGATAAGAAAGCATTTCTCCTGTTTCTATATCCGTAGCCCAGAACGGGTCGTTAGGTGTAGAAGGATCAATAAACATCTTCTTGACCCAAGCATGTCCCGGCCCTCCGGGGTTTGTTGTAGCCCTCATGTACAAACCTAATTCAGGTGATGCACTACGCAAACGTGAACGCATATAATTCCACGCATAGGGACTGTTCCATTGAGTCAACTCATCAAAAGCTACATAGTTAAACGCCTGTCCTTGGTAACGCATAACGTCTGTGTCTTTATCCAAGTAAGACATCCATAGCCTACCACCTTGAGGTGTAGTCCATTGAGACTTTCTCTCTGACCACTTGATACCCGGAATAGCTTTAGGGTATAACTCTTGGCTTTTCTGTATAAGTTCACGTAACTCTTCTGTTGTGTGACGTACAAGTAGACCGCTAAAGTCTTTATGGTTTAGGTTACGAAGAGGGTCTGCTAGTGTGGCATAGCTCTTCCCACCTCCGGCTGCCCCTCCATATAGTACCTCTCTCTCACTAGCCGCTAGATATTGTGTCTGCGGGCCGGGATTGGGTTGAAATACTACATCTTGAGCATACTCTACATCGAATGGGGCTGGTGCTACTTGCGCTGGTACAGTGTGTACAGGCTCTTGCTCAACTATCTTCGTCGTAGGTGTAGTAACCGAGTCTTTCTTTTTCGAGGGCTTCGTACTGCGCTTTCGTTTCTTCGAGCCAGAGGGCAAGCTTGCGTTTAATTTTAGCAAGTGACTTACGTTTTCTTTCGACATCTATGCGCTTCTTAAGTCCATCATGAGTTATTTTTCTACCCGACTGTGTGGTTAACCAAGCAGATACTTCTCGGTAACTATATTGCTTCAAGTGTTTCTTTGCAAGTTCTAATAACTCTAACTCGGTAGCAATAGGTTCTAACCACCTATCGTCCTCTGGATCTATACGGTATCCAAAAGGTACAGTTCGTTTAGATAGTCGTGGGATTCGCTCCCATCTTTTAATGTGAGAGGGCTTTGGTAGCATCCAATAGCCCAATTCCGTTTTCTGGAAGTCAGTCTTATGTTTCATCGCCTTGTGAAGAATCCTTTGGTGGTAATATGAATAGACCTCCGCTAGACTCTACTGCAACTTTCTCAGTTTTCACTAAGCCAGAACGATCAAGAACTTGACCTGCAGCTATCATCCTTTCCTTAACACCTAACTGTGTAGGATCATCTAAAGCTGAGCCATAGGCTATAGCCGCTTTAGGGCCTAGACTAGACATGTACTCTTTAGTAGCATCAAAGATTTCATCCTTCAGTGCTAGTCTGATAGACCTAGTAGATGTTGTATCGCTATAACCTGCTAATCGCTTAGCTACAGCCGCATCTCCGGAAGCCTCTTCAAACAAGACTTCCAGAAACTTTTTTTGGTTCTCTGTAAGATTACGAGCCATTCATTCTCCGTCTGATATCGTATCTTGCGATACCTATATCTTTTAATTCTCTATCGGTTAAGTGTGTAAGTAACCACAGGTCTGCTCTAGCTTGTTGTGATCTTTGTATTGAATCGTTAAGGGCTTTAAGCCATTTTGAAAATGTTTTGAACATGTATTTCTCCAGTATGATACTACAAACTATTTGTAGCTTTCTGGAGTATAGTTATACATATATAGTTATATCACACTATTGCTGATATTGCAACCCCGTTATGCCTTATCGGTTGGGACTATAGAACTCTCTACAAGATATTAAAGCTTCTATAGTATTAGTAGTCTCGCCATAGGCAAGAATCTTATCTCCAGCATGTAAGTGCAATAATCCATTGCCGAATACATTCTCTGCAGAGTTACCTGCGATAGTGTGGTTTTTAAGTACATAATGATAGGTAGTATCGTCTTGGTGGTAGAACTGTAGATACACTTTCTTTGATGAGTTGTCATTGTTAGCTAAATGCAATAGGTCTACAGTAGCATCATGTAAAGCAGGACATGTATATATAACAGTAGCGTTAGCACCCGTAGTAGTAGATGCTATCGTTACTGCTTCTGTAGCTGTAGAATAAGAAGTTTCTACCATTAGTTATTTCTTATCCTTTATAAGATGCACCGCATTTAGCCATGCCACCTTTGTTGTAACCCATTTTATTTGCTACTTTAGGTGCGGCTTTCTTTAAGGCCTTCATGCCTTTAGTCATACCGCCGTGTTTGTACCCTGACTTCTTTTTCATGTCTGAGTCTTTCATCATAGTACCGTCAGGCATTTTATGATAACCTTTTTTCATTGTGAGTCCACCTTCTGATGCTCTAAACTTTGCAGTCTTCTCTGCAATTTTCTTTGGTTGTTTTACGAATTGTTTACCTGCGGCTTTACCTTTGCGTTTAGCCGCTGTAGTCGATGCATACTCGGATGCAGTTAAAGCTTCTCTTGCTTTCTTTGGGAGGTAACGTTCTCCGGTCTTGCCACTGGGCTTACCACTCTTTGTTCCCCAATCTTCTTTCGTCCACTTCTTGAGTGATTTCTGTGGGGCTTTCATGACTTCTTGTAACCTCCACCTTTAGCCTTATACTGTTTAGCTAACATCTGAGCTTTACGTGCAGACCATTGACCTGCATTGCCACCACTAGTTCCTGCTTTAATCTTATTGAATAAATTCTTACGCATTGTTGGTTTAGTATAATTACCTGATGCATTGACAGCCATTTAAGATCCCTTTACCCATTTCTTAGAAGGAGACTTAGTTTTGCTACTGCTCCACTTTACTTTATCTGCCCAGTAAGCGGCAGACATCTTACCCTTCTTGATGTTCTTAGCGTGACGACTCTTGAAAGCCTCACGTTGTCCGGCGGTCTGGTTTGTCTTTACGCCCTTCTGACCGAACTTAATATATTTGTACTTACCACCCTCAGAAGCCATAACGTGATGTGACTTACCTGAAGAGTCATTAAGACGTTGAGGTTTGTTTACACCCTTAAGACCTACGGCCTTCATCTTATTCTTTACTCGCTCAGGTATAGCCATTAGATCATCTTCAATGCTTGCTCTAGTGTTTCTTTGTTACGTCTAGTCCAACCACGACCAAACGTTTTGAACGTATCTAGGCCTTCATAGAAGCCTTGACGAACAGTATATACGTAATCAATAATAAACTTAGGGTCTTTCTCCATAATGAGCCCTAATGTCTGTG